GGTACCAACGGCGTGGTGGCTGCAACGTTCTCACTTCGCCTGAAGGGTAAACCGGTGTCCTATGTGGTACCGCTGGCGTTTGTGAAAAATCCGGAGAAGACACTTACCGTGAATACCGGTGCGCTGCTGACAATGTCAGTCAGTGTCAACGGGGGAACGCCGCCTTATAAACACGCCTGGAAGAAGGATGGTCAGCCGGTAGAGGGACAGACTACTGACACTTTCAGTAAAGCCAATGCGCAGTCAGGTGATAAGGGGGCTTATACCTGCGAGGTAACGGATTCTGCAGAACAGCCGCAGAGCATTACCTCTGATGCGTGTACGGTAACGGTTAATGGTGCGGGCGGATAAGGCTTATGGCAAAAGATCTGAAAACACTGGCGCTGGCCAGACTGTCGGGGTTCCGTCATAAAATGGTGAAGGTGCCGGAATGGAGAAATGTCAGCGTGGTGCTGCGGGAGCCTTCGGCAGAGGCCTGGTATCTGTGGCAGGAAGTGCTCAATGGTGATGGAGAGGATGACGATACCCTGTCGGTGGTGGCGAAAACCCGCCGTAACCTGGAAGCGGATGTGACGCTGTTCTGCGATGTCCTGTGTGATACTGACCTGCAACGGGTGTTCACTCCGGACGACCGTGAGCAGGTGCTGGCCGTCTATGGTCCGGTACATGCCCGGTTGCTGCGTCAGGCACTGGAACTGATCGCTGATGCAGAGTCGGCCAGAAAAAAGTAGCCCGCCCGGAAATTCGCTTTCTGATGCGACTTGCGCTCCGTCTGGGGCGCACCTTATCCGAACTGCGGCACAGCCTGAGTGCGAGCGAGGCGATGATGTGGATGGAGTTCGACAGGGTATCCCCGCTGGGTGATGAGCGCGGGGATATCCGTAATGCACAGATCGTGAAAGCGGTTTTCGGGGCACAGGGGATGAATGTTGCACTGAAGGACGCCATGCTCTGCTGGGGCGAGGATGAGGATAAGCCGGAGGTGGATCCGTTTGCGGCGCTGGAAGACGCGCTGAGCCTTGCAGCAATGTCATAAATAATGGTGAAAACCTGCTGTGGCAGGTTTTTTTTGCCCGGAGAAAGGTGAATGGCGACGTTACGTGAACTGATTATCAAAACTTCGGCAAATTCACAGTCATTCCAGTCGGAGATCCAGCGGGCGTCCCGTATGGGCAGTGAATATTACCGGACCCTGCAGAATGGCGGACGTCAGGCTGCTGCGGCAGCCAGGGAGCAGCGACGTGCCCTGGCAGAACTGAACAGCCAGTTGACGGAAATCCGCGCTTCGGCTGTCGGAATGACCGGTGCGTTTGCCGGTGCCTTTGCCACCGGACACCTGATTTCTCTGGCGGATGAGTGGAGTTCCGTGAATGCCCGTCTGAAACAGGCATCACAGTCATCCGATGAATTTTCGTCATCACAGAAAGTGCTGATGGATATCAGTCAGCGGACAGGCACGGCATTTTCGGATAATGCGGCCCTGTTTGCCCGTTCGGCTGCCTCGATGCGTGAATATGGTTACAGTGCTGATGATGTGCTGAAGGTGACGGAGGCCATTTCCACGGGGCTGAAAATCTCCGGTGCCAGTACGGCTGAGGCGGGTTCGGTGATCACCCAGTTCAGCCAGGCGCTGGCACAGGGTGTGTTGCGCGGTGAGGAATTTAATTCGGTCAATGAAAGTGGTGACCGGATCATTCGTGCACTGGCTGCAGGCATGGGCGTGGCCCGTAAAGATCTGAAGGCGATGGCGGACGACGGCAAACTGACGGCGGATAAAGTCGTGCCCGCGTTAATCAGCCAGCTGGGGACATTGCGTGATGAATATGCCGCCATGCCAGAAACGGTCTCTGACGGGATCACAAAGGTGGAAAACGCCTTTATGGCCTGGGTGGGTGGTGCGAATGAGGCCAGCGGGGTGACAAAAACGCTCTCCGGCGTGCTGAACGGTGTTGCCGGACAGATTGATAATGTGGCAACAGCCGTGGGGGCACTGGTTGCCGTCGGGGTTGCCCGGTACTTTGGCAATATGGCCTCCGGAGCGATGTCTGCCACGGCAGGACTTGTGACGGCTGCACGTAATGAAGTTGCACTGGCGGAAGCACAGTTCAGGGGAACGCAGATTGCCACGGCGCGGGCAAGAGCAGCCGTGTACCGTGCTCAGCAGGCCGTGGCGGCAGCCCGCGGGACGGAGATGCAGATTGCAGCAGAGGCCCGTCTGGCGGCCACACAGGAACGCCTGAACAGAAATATTGCTGCCAGAACCGCCGCCCAGAATGCGCTGAACAGTACAACGGCGGTGGGCTCACGTCTGATGAGCGGTGCGCTGGGACTGGTTGGAGGCGTACCCGGACTGGTGATGCTGGGAGCTGCCGCATGGTACACGCTGTACCAGAATCAGGAACAGGCCAGGGAGTCTGCGCGCCAGTATGCACTGACGATAGATGAAATCGCGCATAAAACGCCATCAATGTCTCTGCCTGAAGCCTCAGATAACGAAGGGCGAACACGGGAGGCGCTGACAGAGCAAAACCGGCTGATTGATGAGCAGGCCAGCCGGGTGAAATCCCTGCAGGAAAAAATCGCCGGGTATCAGTATGTGCTGGCTAATCCGGGCTGGACGACCGGTAACGGCTTCATGATAAACCATCTGACCTCGGTGAAGACCGTAACGGAAGGGCTTGCTCAGGCAACAGAGCAGCTTGCCGTTGAGCAGTCCCGTCTGGCACAGATGCAGGAAAAAGCGCAGTCCATTCAGGATGTGCTTGCCGGGCTGGAAGACCGTCGTGTGGCGTTAATTCGTCAGCAGGCGGCAGAGCAGAATAAGGTGTACCAGTCCATGCTGGTTATGAACGGTCAGCATACGGAATTCAACCGTCTGCTGGGGCTGGGTAATGAACTGCTTCAGCAGCGGCAGGGACTGGTGAATGTGCCGTTACGGCTGCCACAGGCCACTCTGGATGATAAACAGCAGAGTGCCCTGACAAAAACAGAGCGTGAGCTGGCCCTGTCCAGACTGAAAGGGGAAGAAAAAGAGCGTGTCCGGCTGGGGTATGCGGCGGATGACCTCGGTTTTGTGGGTGATCCGTATCAGGAGGCGAGACAACGTTATATCAGTAATGCCCTGGAAGCCTGGCGCAATAACGAGGCGAATAAACCCAAATCCCGGGGTGGAAAATCAGAGACGGAAAAAGCGGAAGACAGTTTTTCCCGGCTGCTGAAGCAGCAGAAAGAGCAACTGGCACTGGCCGGTCAGAACACGGAGCTGGCGAAGCTGAAGTACCAGACAGCGCTGGGTGAACTGAAAACCCTGTCGGAGATACAGAAGCAGGAGCTGCTGCGTAACGCGGCCCTGATTGACCAGCAAAAAATCCGGGAACAGTTGCGATCCCGGGAAGAGACCCTGAAGAATGATAATGTGGCTGCGCGTGCATCAAATGAAGCCGAACTGCTGGGGTACGGGCAGGGAGAACGAGCCAGGGAACGCATGCGGGAGTTGCAGCAGATCCGCGACAGCTTCCGCCAGAAGGATGCGGACCTTCAGTCTCAGTATCAGACCGGGGATATCAGTGAGGATTTTTACAGACAGGCGCTGGCGCAGAATGCACAGTATCTGAGTGAACGTCTGAAAGAGCAGGAAGCCTTTTATGCCGAATCGGATGTGCAGCGTGCGGACTGGCAGAAAGGGCTGCAGGAGGGATTCAGTAACTGGGTGGATAATGCGTCCGATTACGCCTCACAGGCAGCACAGCTTGCGACGGAGGGTATCTCAGGGATGGTGAATAACATCACGGAGATGCTGAACGGAAATAAAGTGGAATGGCGCAGCTGGGCCTCATCAGTGCTGCAGGAAATATCAAAAGTTCTTATGAATGCCGCGATTGTCAACGGAATTAAGACGGCGGCAAACGGTATGTCCGGTGCGGGAGGATTTCTCGGCAGCATTGGTGACTGGCTGGGCGGGGCGGTGGCCAATGCAAAAGGCGGCGTGTATACCTCGGCAAACCTGAGTGCGTACAGCAACAGTATTGTGGATACGCCCACGTACTTTGCCTTTGCAAAAGGGGCCGGGCTGATGGGGGAGGCCGGACCTGAAGCCATTATGCCTCTGACGCGGGCGGCGGATGGCTCGCTGGGTGTGCGAGCGGTGGGCAGTATGAACGGTAGTGCGGGTCTGGTGTATTCCCCGGTCTACCATATCGCCATTCAGAATGACGGGACTAATGGCCAGATAGGGCCGGAAGCTGCGGGCACCCTTGTGCAGCTGATTGACCAGCGGGTGCAGGCGGTGATGCTGTCCATGCGACGTGACGGAGGAATGCTGAGTGGCTGAGATAAAAACGCTGCATCTGGTCCCGCGTGAAGGGATGCAGGTGAGTGAGAAGCCGTCGGTGGTGAGGGTGCGGTTTGGTGACGGTTATGAACAGCGCCGCCCCACAGGGCTGAATCCTCAACTGAAGACGTTTCAGGCGGTGTTCCGGGTGACGGATGAGTCAACCCGGCGCTGGCTGGAAGAGTTTTTATCGTGGCATGGTGGTTACCGTGCCTTTTTGTGGCGACCGCCGAAACATAACCGGACGGTGAGGGTTGTGTGCCGTGAGTGGAGTGTCACGGATAATGCCCGGTACAGTGATTTCAGTTGCACGATAGAGCAGGTGGTGAACTGATGCAGGATATTCACGAAGAAAGCCTGAACGAGTCGGTTAAATCAGAGCAGTCACCGCGGGTGGTGCTCTGGGAAATTGACCTGACGGTGCAGGGTGGTGAGCGGTATTTTTTCTGCAATGAGCTGAATGAAAAAGGGGAGGCGGTTACCTGGCAGGGGCGGCAATATCAGGCATACCCGATTGACGGCAGTGGCTTTGAGATGAACGGGAAGGGCAGCAGTGCCAGACCGTCGCTGACGGTGTCGAATCTGTTCGGTCTGGTCACCGGAATGGCGGAGGACCTGCAGAGCCTGGTGGGGGCCACGGTGGTCCGCCGCCGGGTGTATGCCCGTTTTCTGGATGCGGTGAATTTTGTGGCGGGCAATCCGGAAGCGGACCCGGAGCAGGAGCTGAGCGACCGCTGGGTGGTGGAGCAGATGTCAGAGCTGACGGCCATGACAGCCTCGTTTGTGCTGGCAACACCGACGGAGACGGACGGGGCGCTGTTTCCTGGTCGCATCATGCTGGCGAACACCTGTATGTGGGATTACCGGGGAGATGAATGCGGGTATAACGGTCCTGCGGTGGCGGATGAGTTCGACAACCCCACCACGGATATCCGTAAGGACAGATGCAGCAAGTGCATGCGCGGGTGTGAGATGCGCGGCATGGTGGCTAATTTTGGCGGTTTCCTTTCCATTAATAAACTTTCGCAGTAAATCCATGACAGAGACAGAATCAGCGATTCTGGCGCATGCCCGGCGGTGTGCGCCTGCGGAGTCTTGCGGCTTCGTGATAAGCACGCCGGAGGGTGACCGGTACCAGCCGTGCGTGAATATCTCTGCAGAGCCTGAGGCATATTTTCGTATTGCCCCGGAAGACTGGCTGCGGGCAGAGATGCAGGGGGAGATTGTGGCACTGGTCCACAGCCATCCCGGTGGCCTGCCCTGGCTGAGCGAGGCCGACCGGCGGCTGCAGATAAAAAGTGCCCTGCCCTGGTGGCTGGTCAGCCGGGGTGACATTCACAAATTCCGCTGCGTTCCGCACCTGACCGGACGGCGCTTTGAACACGGGGTGACGGACTGTTACACCCTGTTCCGGGATGCGTACCATCTGGCGGGGACTGAAATGCCGGATTTTCATCGCGAGGATGACTGGTGGCGCAACGGCCAGAACCTGTACCTGGACAATATGGAGGGAACGGGCTTTTACCGGGTGCCCCTGTCCTCTGCACAGGCGGGCGATATTCTGCTGTGCTGCTTTGGTGCTTCGGTACCGAACCATGCCGCCATTTACTGTGGCAACGGTGAGCTGCTTCACCATCTGCCTGAACAACTGAGTAAACGGGAGAGGTATTCCGAAAAATGGCAACGACGAACGCATTCTGTCTGGCGTCACCGCCACTGGCACGCATCTGTCTTCACGGGGATTTACAACGATTTGGCCGCCGCCTCAGCCTGTATGTGAACACGGCAGCGGAAGCCATCCGTGCCCTGTCGATGCAGATGCCGGGATTCCGCCGTCAGATGAACGAAGGCTGGTACCAGATACGTATTGCCGGTGATGACACGGCACCGGAGGCGGTGTACGCCCGTCTTCACGAACAGCTGGGTGAGGGAACGGTCATCCACATTGTGCCGCGACTGGCCGGGGCCGGAAAGGGTGGACTGCAGATTGTGCTGGGGGCGGCGGCCATCGTGGGGTCGTTCTTCACTGCCGGGGCATCAATGGCGTTATGGGGTTCAGCCCTGGCAGCCGGTGGTTTTTCTGCCACCACGATGCTGTTTTCACTTGGAGCCAGCATGATTCTGGGTGGTGTGGCCCAGATGCTGGCACCGAAGGCAAAAACACCGGATTACCGCGCAATGGATAACGGCAGACAGAACACGTACTTTTCCTCACTGGACAACATGATTGCTCAGGGGAACCCGATGCCGGTGCCTTACGGTGAAATGCTGGTTGGTTCACGACGGATATCCCAGGACATCAGCACCCGTGATGAGGGCGGGGGCGGAAAGGTCGTGGTTATCGGGCGGCAGAGGTAAAAAGAATAAAAAAATCCCGCAGTGTATGGAGGCTGCGGGAACAGAAAATGAAGATTAACCACAGGGAGTTTTGTTTTTATTGGCCCGAAAAAACTGTAACGCCCGGGAATGATATCTGCCACGGGGGCGTACAGAAAATGTGAAGAAATTCAGAAATTTTATTCCGTCATGACACAGGCACCCTCCGGGGTGCCTGTCGTTTTTGGGGCATAAACAGATTCAGACATCAGACAGGAGAGGGGGACAGAGTGGGTAAAGGTGGCGGCAAGGCGCACACGCCGGTAGAGGCAAAGGACAATCTTAAGTCCACGCAGATGATGAGCGTGATTGATGCCATTGGTGAAGGGCCGATTGAAGGCCCGGTGAAGGGGCTGCAGAGTATCCTGGTGAACAAAACCCCGCTGACGGACACGGACGGCAATCCTGTGATACACGGTGTGACCGCGGTCTGGCGCGCCGGGGAGCAGGAGCAGACACCACCTGAAGGCTTTGAGTCCTCCGGGGCGGAAACCGCACTGGGCGTGGAAGTGACGAAGGCAAAGCCGGTGACGCGCACCATTACATCCGCGAACATTGACCGCCTGCGGGTCACCTTCGGGGTGCAGTCACTGGTGCAGACCACGTCAAAGGGTGACCGAAACCCGACATCCGTCCGCCTGCTGATTCAGTTACAGCGTAACGGTAA